TTTTGGAGATCACCACCGAATCCACATCCTACATCCAAAATACTGTCGCCTTCGCGGGTAGCCGATTGGATGAGGAGACGCTTAGACTCGTTATGGTACTTGCGTATCTCCTCCATTTATTTGTAATGGTTTTTATTTTTTAAATGGGATTACTAAGGTTAAAAAATCTCAGACTATATAAATGGAAACAGAAGATAAGACGTGTGACGATACCCAACCCGTCGCAAATTGGAAGTGTATATGGTTTACGTTAGCGTTAGCCGGTGGGTACTGGTACCTTCCACAGAGAAACAAGTGGGTCCTTCTAGGACTCTTATACGTACCGTACGTAGCACTCGCATACTACGACCACTGGTACGATTGTAAACGTAACCTCGGACCAACGTACCTCGCCATGTTTTATCACTGGATAAAACCTCAAGATTCGGACCAGATCGTTAAGTATAAGAATTGGTGTCCCGAAATCAAAAATAGAGTTCTTTTCATAGATACGGTCATATTACTCGGTGGTTTAATCATGTTACCATCGTTCCTTAAATGGAAACCTAAGTGAAAAAAGAGGCTTAAAAAAAAAGTACTAAATAAACATATAACACAATGGCAACTCTTGAACAAGATTATACGACCGTACCTGGTCAATTATACGCGTGTCTTTCTGTAGTAGGTCCCGAAGCACCGCAAAAAAACGATAAGTTTGGTATTAAAATTAGGGGCGCGTTTAACTCGCGCGACGAAGCTGCGTCACACGCGAAACGTCTTCAAAAAGAAGATGCGACTTTCGATATTTATGTCGTCGACATGTATAAATGGTTGTTAATTCCACCGGATAATCTCCAGATCGAAGATGCGCACTATGCGGATGAAAAGCTCGAGGAATTGATGACGGGGTATAAGGAAAATCAGGCACAGGCAGCTGCCATGTTTGCTGAACGTAAGAAGGATATGATGGCTGTTAAGGCGCCTGGTACCGATACGTATTTCAAAAGCGGTGACGAAAACTCACAATTTTATACGAAACCAGACGAAGCCCCTGTCAGTCACCCCGGTGAAGTTTTGGACCGTCTCCAAAAAGAAAAACCTGATGCGAATATGGAAGATCTCGTCAAGGAAGCGGACGAGATTGTTGCTCGGGAAGTAAAGGAACGACAAGAAAAACGTGAAGCCGACGCAAAGGAAGCGTTGGAAAAGGAGGCTGAAAAAAGGGGGTTTAATTCCGTGGAAGTCATGCAAAAGTTCGACGAAGAAAAGGCTCGTGCTGATTTACAAGCTGCGGAAGAAGAAGCAAAGAAAGCTCAAGTTGAGCTTTCGGAACAGGCGCAGATTAAGGAAGACGATGGTAAAGATGGCGAAGAGGAAGTAACATCAAAAAATATGGAAAATGTAAATCCAGATGAAGCGTAAATTAATTTTGTTATTTAAATGTAAGTATGTTGAGTATTATATTGAACATAATCACCATTCTTATAGTGTTAGTATCCGTCGTTTTATTTTTCAGAGTGTATAAAGATCAAAAAAGTAAATCGGGTGGTGGTGTCGAAAGTGAAGAAGTTACACCTTCTAAGGTTGCCGAGGACATGGCTAAAGATCCACTCATAGTAAGTAGATCGTATTTTACTGAACCGAAAACGGGTAATATAGGTACGTTTACGGGTCAACAAACTACATCTGAATACGATTGGATAAAAGGTAAACCTTTTATCCCGGTCTAAGTATTACGGGTTGCATGGTTTTACCCATGAAAAAACCTAATAAAAACGCTACAAAAATTATAATATACCCCGTTTTATCTAAATTTGTAAATATATCGTTTTTTTCCTGGTATTGAGGTTGTGGGTTATAATAAACCTGATGTTGAGCAGGGTGTGAGTAATATTTATCGTCTACGGTTTCGTCGTGTTGTTCTTCCTGTTCTTCGTCTATCAAACCGGTACTGTTTTTATTTATGAATTCGTCTGGGTTATACTCAATCGGTGTTCCAACTTCAGCTTCCATATATAAAAAAAGTATCTATTTTTTTAAGCTCGTTATTACTCGCTATATTCTTCTTCTTCTTCTTCGGAGTAGTCTTCGTCTTCATCTGTATCGTCTACGACGAACCCTTTTAAATTACCGTTATCGTCTGCGTCTTCATCATCTTCAATATCTTCATCGTCGTCTGAACAAAAATCTTCATCGTCTGATTGTAATACATCGTAATCGGAATCGTATTCATCTTCCTTATAATCATCTTCCACTTCTTCAAATAATTCCAAACGTTGTGGTACTTTAGAAACTCGTCCCGAGCGTGTTTTTACACACGAAACCATTATATAAATATTATAAATACAATTCTTTTAAGTATTTTACTCACTTTCATTCTGTAAATTAGCGTATAATTCATCGAAATGTAGTTTTATATTACTAATAATGATATCTATATCTTCTAAAACACTAGTATCACCAGAAACTGAACTGAGTGCTATTTCGTCTAGATTTGATATAGATCTATTCATTAGTTTTTTAGATAAAGTTATATCTGTTCTGTATTCTAGAGCCATTTTAATATTCTCTATGAATTCGCCGTGTATAGATGGATTTAGCCCTGAATATTTATAGGATTTACGTATGAGTTTATGTATCTCGATAACACTATTCTCTTTTATGGATATCATAGACGATGCGAAGTATATAACAACAGCTAAAACAATTACTGCTAGCATTATATTCTATAATTTAGCTATTATTTTTTTATCTAAATAATGTTTGCGGTTTTCGCAATTACACACTTGTTCAATCTTATCTTTTACAATTCTAAAAACAACGTAACTTTTGTTACAAATTAAACACGTATGATTAGTGCGAACTGAGTATTCTTTTATATTTGATTTTGATTTAGACTTTGTTTTTTTTATTTCTATTTTAGATACTTTAAAATCGTCACCTGTGTTTAACATGTTTTTCATTATGAAAACTGAAAGTTGATCAGTTAGAGTTAAATCGTACTGTTTTATTTCTTCCTCTTGTTTTTTCTTTATGAATTTTGTGATAGGTGGTACGTACTTTTTAACACCGCCTTCTTTATACAAACGATTTATAATATTAGGCGATAATTGATACCTTTTACCAGTAAAATCTTTACAAAACCCGTAATGTCTTATTATATCAGTAGTAGAAAAACACTTTTGTGCGATTGTTTCGCCTATTATATGAAACCATACATGATTGGAATTATGGTTACATTTTTTATTTTCACAATAAAAAGAATTTGTTGACACGAGGAAGCTACCGTTACATTCAAACATTTTCGTGATACGCGAAGTTGCCTGTCCTTCGAGATACTTATTTACAAATTTTTCTATGAGTTCTAACACTTCCTGATCTTTAAACTCATGTTTTATTTCATCTTCTGAAAAAGAATCTTCTTTATTATATTCCATGACCGCTCCTTCTATTATAACAGGCGTTGTACTTTGTGTGCGTATGGTTGCCATTTTTAACATTTCAATGTCACCTTCTTTGGGATTTTGTATTTCTTGAAGCAATTGAAAAGATTGTCCTTGACCACCTTTAAAAATAAATAATGGTACATATTCACCTTGTATTTCTTTTCCTGTATTGTTACACTCTTCACATCCTCGTCCTAAACACTTTTCGTGTTTACCCTTTTTATGTGAATATGGCATTCTAAAACCACTTCCTTGCGCTTTTGTATCCGAACTTCCGTATACGGCACAATCAACTATATCTGACCATTTTTTACTTCCATCGAAAATGGAAAGTGCGTTTATGACGTGTTCTCTGAGTGCTATTGCGGATGATTTATTTACTACGAAATTTGGCCAATTTATATGAACACCTGATTTTACAAGATCTTCACCAGCGGGTTTTGGTTCGGCTATTGATATTAAAGCATTACCACCACCATGACGAGTAACTATACCACATATTAACTGGCATATATCGAATATGTCACATACTTCTAAATAGTCTCGAGCCTTATGGTCAATATCTATAAAAAAGTTATAGTTTTCAGTTTTTTGTTCAACTACAAATATTTTTTCATCTGCTTTATACGCTTCTATACATTTTTTATAAAAATCATTCAATCTATCAAATGGCACGGAAAGAACACCGCCATCCATGAGCACATGTGATACATTGGAGTTGTTTAAGAACCCCTGTTCTTTACACCATTGTTTAAACATGGTGTATACTTATAATTTATTAGTTTTTATTTTTTATATTCATTCATCGCTATCGTAGTGATGTCGCCATATTGTTTTTCTATACGAAATTTCTGGGTACTGTTCCTGATCTGCTAAAGACTTTTTAAGTACTAAAAGTTCATAAACTTTATCGTTTTGATGAACTTCTAAATACCTTTGTGCTTTACTTTCTGTATATCCATGATTTTCAATTAATATATCTTTTATTTGTGATAAAATATAGGCTTTAGACTTCATTATTTAATAGAGAAGGTTTTTCTATTAAGAGAAGTTACACACGTATAAAATTCGGGGTTATTGAGAACATTTTTGACGATCCTATCCCATTGTTTTTTCGTATTGAATTCCGATAAAGTTTCAAAATTCATGAAATCATTTTCATCAAACGTTCTCTTAATTGGTAATTTTTGTATTTTTTTTAAATTTGTTTTTTGTTTTTCATCGTTAAACTTCTTAATGAGTTCGTTTTGTTCTTGTTGTGTATAATTTACGAAAAATATGAATACGTTATATTCCAATTCCACACCGGGACTTTCCTTTACTATAAACTTGAAAGTGGTATATTCACCCTTTTTGAGATTTACAACTCCTCTCGTTTCTTCTTCTAATTCTCGTAGGGCACATCTTATTGGGTTGGGTATTTCTCTTCTTCTACACCCGCCAGTGACGAAAATCCAATCCTTGAATCTTCTATCTCTAACGGTAAGAAACTTCGGTTTAGAACCTGTAAAGGTTACAGGTATTGCGATAGCCTTGTATTTCTTCATTGCGCATTTGCAAGTTATAATAGAACGATATGATTATTCTGAAGAATCTTCTTCACTTTCTTGATTTTCTTCTGATTCTGTGTCGACTTGGGTTTCGTTTTTAACGTTAATAGTGTCATTTATCGGTGTATCCGGTACCGAATTAGAAATTTGTATTGGCCTGACCCTGGACAAAAATGAAGCCATTTTTCCATTCATACCCTTAACACCTTCCATCTCTTCTTTGGTCGTTTTGAGTTCCTTGTACATATAAATTGAAGCGGCTATGCACATTATAACGGCGACTATCATTGCGGTATCTTTATCGAACGTAAACATTGTATATTAAATTTAGTAATTATGTTTTTAAGTTCGTATAATCGCGCCCATGTGTACACCATTTTCCTTTGGACAGTCATACCCCATTTGAGCAAATTGAATCTCCTGGTAATGCCCCTCTTTACACTCCGCATTTTGAGCGGGTTCTTGTTGTTTAGAGTCGACGAGATGATTCAAAGTTCCGGACTTAGGATCGTATGTAATAATAAAAATGAAAGCTAGTAAAAAAACTAATTGCCAGAACATTTATAATAAGTGGCTATAAAAAATAATTTAGTTCGAGTACATCAAACCACCCATACCGTTTTCAATACGGAGGATGTTGTAGTTAACACCATAGACATTGTCTTCAAACGTGTCGCCTTCAACAACGAGTCTCGCAGAATCGAGTCTACTGAAATTGAGCGACCCCGTTGGTTGGAGTTTAGCCGTATCGATACAGAATGGAATCAATAAGACATCGTTACTCGCTGCTGCATTTTGTGTGTGGTAGTAGACTGGTGTGTACGTAAAGTGTGGTCTCACAGACTTGGCATCAGAAACGTCCGTACCATTGATTTGAAGTTTCATCTTAGCAGTCGTGAGTGCACCAGTTGTGTTTTTGGCAACCAAGTATTTCATTGGGTGATTGAAACTAAGTTCTTGTGTTCCTGCAGTGGAAGCGATAGCTTTTTGTGTTTGTGTAATGATCATGTTTTGTGGTGTAGACGACAAGGCCGTGCGTTCATCCGTATCGAGGTGGATGAATTGAGCGTAGACTTCCATATCTGTAACAGCAAGTGTTCCCCATGTGATTCTTACTTCAACATCGTGATATTGAAGCGCGACCAGTGGGAGCGCGGATTGGGCATTTTCGCAAAACGAAAACCTGAGTGGTACGAAATAATCTGTAGTCGCGTTGTAGTCTTGTTTTGAGTTAGTTTGGTTCATAACAACTGGTGCAAGATCAGTCATGAATTCAGCTTCTTGTGTGTCGATGACTTGACCACCGATCAAAAGTTCAGCTTTGCTGACGTAATTTGCTAAGTTAGGTGTTCCATTTGCTCTACTCGCAACGTAGACGTATCCGAGCATATCACCTTTACGCTCGAACCTAACGGTTGACATACCGCCAGATGCGGGGTTGCCCTGAACAACTTGTCTTTCGACAGTTTGGGCAAAGTTTGTGTGACGTTTGTAGTTAGACCTAAAAAAGGAAACTTCGGGTTGACCGACGAGGTGCGCATCTTGGGCACCGATTGCAACGAGTTGGGCTATACCTCCAGACATATTTTATATTATACTAAGGTTTTTTATTTTTAAGCCTTACTATAACATGAAAGATTGAAAAAATGATTTAAGCTGCTGTGAATGAAATTGCATTCATGTAAATATTCGCGTCTAATTTAGATACGGTCAAAAGACCATGACCGTTCTGGGCTATAGAAACATCGGTCGTAAACGCAATCTGATCTATACCTGCCGTGATTGCTTTTGAGACTTTTCTATCCGCTCCTGAGGCTAAGAGTGGTACCACAATTTGACCCCCGCTTGGTAAATTTGTAATTGAAAGTATAGCAACGTCTGCGTCTATAGACGTGAGTGGAGCTGTACCGTAACTTTTGTTTTTACAATCTATCGCGAGTGTTCCTGATCCTGAGGTCCAAGTAGTTGCTATTTCCGTGTTTGTGAGTTGGAGGTTTTGTGACGTGACGTTACCAGTTACATTTACATTTGATCCGATACTGATACTTTTTGACGTCGTAAAGTTATTATCACCGTACGAAGCGTGTGGACCCGTAAACTGAATAACATTCGATGTCGCATTTGCGCTCGCGCCCGCACTCGCAACATCATCTAAATTGAACGGTGACGCTGCGACGTGTAAACCACCGATTGTAATGGTATCGGCCGAAACGTTACCGGTAACCGTGAGTACGTTAGACCCGTACGTGTTTATTGTAAGGTTCGATTCACCGGTAGGCCCCGCCCACGCGTTTTTACCTATACTGACGTTAGCGTGAACACCCGAACCTTCCTCGTGTGTAAATTCCATGGTCGAACCACCTTGTCCCCCTGAATCGTAAATCTCACCGGTCGATACATCTATCGATAAAACGTTCATTGTTGATGGATTACCGTGTTGCATTTGTGGCGAAACTATTATCGCGTTATTTACTTTTAGGTTACTCGTTCCCGATCCTCCTTCGAGTAGAATATCATCCGCAAACTTAAGTTTTTTAGTAGATGCGATTGAAATATCACCCGCGGATGTTAACCCCGTGGTCGCGTTATTAAACGCAATCGTATGTGTTGTCGTTGCACCCCCATCTGTAATAGCCTGTAAAGTCGAAGAAACGTCCGCCCATTGAACTGCTGAAGCCGTACTTTTAAGAAACTTACCATCACTTACACCTAATTTTGCTAATGTCGTTGCACCCGTGGCGTAGAGTAAATCACCCGCCGTGTACGACGCGATGTTTGTACCACCGTGATCAACATCGAGAACACCTGTAGTTATTTTTTCCGCATCGAGATTTGTTATATTTGAACCATCACCCTTGAGTGTCGCAGCTTCTACCGTACCCGTTGTGGTAACGTTACCTGCTGAAACATTACCACCTTCAACACTCAAAGTTATATATTCATCAGAGGTTGCGTTTGTAGGAACGATATGCGGATCGAGTGGATCGCTTAACGTATACGCGATAACGTATTTCTTTTCGTCGCCCATAAATCCAGAAACAACGTTCGCGGTTGGTCGTGTCATTATCACACCTAAATCAATGGTATCAGACGCATTTGCGTTACCTAACTCGATAAGTGGATCGGCGATGGTATGATTTTTAGTATGTTGATACGTCGTGTTTCCTTGGACGAGTAAATTACCCGAAATTGTAAGGTTAGACCCAATGGTCATTGTATCTACACCATCGAATGTCAGTTTTGAGTCCGTTACTAATTCTTTAGACGAATTCGTAAATGGAATACGGTTAGCATCTAAAGACGATGCTGTAATGGTACCGGTTAATGTTGGACCAGAGAGTGTAGCGCCGGTTATTGTCGATGTCCAACCAGGTACATCAGTGTTTACTTGTAAAATCTGATTAGCGCTACCTATACCGAGTTTTGCTAACGAATCATTTACATCTGAATATAAAACCTGACCTTTCGTGTATGTTGTTTGACCCGTACCGCCTTTATTTTCGGGTACGGTAGGTAAAACATCTGTTGAGAGCGTACTACCTGCAGCTTGTACTACATTAGACGCGTTAATACTGTTAAGATCCGAACCACTCCCTTCGAACGTGGCGGCCTTTATTTTACCGGCGGTCGTGATTGTTGTACCAGTATCTGTTAAACTCATAGACCCATCGGATGATGCGGTTGTATTACCGAGAACGGCATCAAGAGTTAGGGGAACTTCTGCCCATTCGGGTATATCATTGGTATCGAGTCTAAGAAACTTACCAGAATCTGCGTTAGAACCAGCGGGATCGAGTTGTCCGAGTGCTGTACCCGAAGCTTTACCGTAAAGTATTGTACCCGTTGCATAGCTAGACTGACCCGTACCACCACTAGCCATTTCTATAGGTGAAGTTGTAGTAACCGAACTCGCTGAAATTGTATTAGAACCCTCAATTTTACCGTATATTGCACTAGTGGTATTGTTTCTTACAAATATATTACCACCAACATCGACGTTACTCGTTGTATGAATACCCGTGAGTGCGTTTGTAAACTGAACCGTATTGGATGTAACGTTACCTTGGTTTACGATATTCTCCGCCGTAAGGTTCGAAAGGTAATACGAATCGCCTCGGTAATTTTGTGCGTTTACGTTACCGACCGTATCTAATGCGTATATCGAACCCGTAGGTACATTCATTTGAACTTGACCCTGGTTACCTATACTTATAGCGTGTGCAGGTGCGGTGTTTGCTAAACCAAGATTGGAACCTGTATAAGTACTACTATGTATTGTTCCCGAAACTTGAATTTTATTAGTAACACTTTCGTCTATATTGATAGAGGACCCCGTTGTAAATTTAGTAGACCGTGTTGTACCTTCAACGCGAAGTGCGTTCGTATCACCCGTTGGACCACACATGAAAACTTTATCTTTTACCGATAGGGCGTGTATGGGCGCATTATTGGCGACCCCTATATTCGATGTTGTTACAAAACCTGTTGTTGCGTTACTAAACTGAACCGTATTTGAAGTAACATTACCGCGATCCGTGGCAGATTGTAAAGTCACACCACCTAAGAGTGATGTAGGAACACTCGAATCAACAACTTCTTTCGTTGCAGCGGCATAACCTATGAGGTTAGAACCTGCTAATTCAGCAACGCGAAGCGGTGCCATATAAATGGAACCCGCGTTGGTCGCATTAACAGCAGAATCTGAAGCATTAAAAACAATTGTGTTTTCAGCCTGGCTATCTGAAACGTGTTTACCAAACCGGATTTTGGTAGACCGTTCGATCGTAGGTATGTTTTTAACCATATTAATATAAGTATGTATTTTAATTTGCATAGATAAGACCGGCTAATCCATTATCAATCCTGAGTATATTATAGTTAACTGCGTATATAGGATCGGATATGTTTCGTGATTGACTGTGTATCTTTGCTGAATCTAAACGACTAAAATTGAGAGTTCCTGTCGGCTGAAGTGAACTCGTCGAAAGACAAAAACAGTATAAAAAGAAATCGGGTGATGTTACGAATTGCGTGTGATAGTAATTTTGAACCTCCATGAAATGAGGTTTTCCCCACCTATAATTACCTATATCGAGTCCATTTATTTCTAGTTTAACCCTGTTATCGGCAGACGTTAAAGCACCATTCACAGTTGTATCCGAACACGCGAGATACTTAACTGGGTGGTTAAACGTGAGTTCTTGTGTAAGTTCCTGTGACGGAATACTTTTTTGAACTTGTGTAATTAAAAGATCGTGTTTTCTGGAAACTATATTACCGCGTTCTTCGTTATCGAGGTAATAATAATTCGAATAACATTCAACGTTATAGTTTCCAACTTGTGAACCCCAGTGAATACGTATTTCTACTTCCTGATACTGTAAAGCAACTATTGGTAAAGCGCATTGTGGACCTTCACAGAAGAAGAATCTTAGAGGGTAGAAATACGACCTCGCGCTTACACCCGGGTGTGTCCCGTTAGAACTTTTAGAAACGTTTGTTGCGAATGTATCGATAGCTATTTTTTCCGTAAAAACTGCGTCTTGAGTATCTATAACCTGACCACCGATAAGTAATTCGACCTTATCTATGAGTTCACTCCAATCTTGGTAATCGAGTGCCTTAGAGTTATCGTCTATTGTAAAGTATGTATATCCGAGTAAATCACCCGAACGTGGGAATTTAACTGAAGACATAGCGTTATTTTTCACAGCTCCCTGTATCGTTTGCTTTTCGACGGATTGTGAAAAATTAGAGTGTCGCTTAAACGTTGAGTTAAAGAATGATATTTCCGGTTGACCCATTATATGCTCATCTTGAGCACCAATGGCAATGAGTTGTACAACACCGGAAGACATTTATAATAAGAAAAGGTTAAAATTATAAGTACATAACGCCCTGAAATAATTAATAGGCTAAATTTCTTTTTTTGCAAACGAATTTAAAAACGAAAATGGCATCACCACACACAAGTGTTTCACCATCTTGTTTATCTAAATTAAAAGTTAATCTATCGAGTTTTCTGATTGGGTTATAATATTGTTGGATAATTGGATACTCGTTTCTGAAATACACCGCTTTTTGGGAACTACTCCCACCGTGTAACTCATGTTGACACATGATCGTTCCAAAAATACCGTTAAGGTGGTTATCGGCATCATCGAGATCATTTTTCCCGCGTTGCGTGAAGTGACTTTTAAGTTCATCTATACCGACGTGTATACATCTTTGGGCATCACCGGTTGTGTTAATACTCGCGGCGAGTAGTTGTGCCTGGACAACATTTTCGAGTGGTGTTGGTAAATGAAGTGTAAAATCAGTATCGGAAGAAGTGTCTAGGTTATCGAGTATAACAGTATGATGTTCGTATTCGAAATCGGGTAAAGTGGACTGACTAGTCACTAAAGCCATTTATATATACTGGAGATTTTACTTCATCTTGTATCCCGCTTGCGCCGCGACCAACTTTTGGCCTTCGCAGATACCGCCTCGACTATCCGAGTAGTACGATTTACCGAGACATTCTTCCTTAGACTCGAGGTTGAAAAGCGAGTCTTCGTTTGTCGTTTCGATATCGACTGGGCTGTAGTAGCTGGTTCTCAAAAATTGGAGAACACATATAATTGCAAAGACGATTACGATCGCCTTGAGTGTACTTTTGTTGGTAGCGTTAAGTTTCATTTGTAATTGACAAATATTTTTTTATAAAGTGCGTTAAAGAAATTAGAATAGTTTCAATATAAAGATTAATGGACGGTGAGATCATCCTTAATCGAGGTGACACGAATGTTATGAAATTAGACGATAACGAACAGGCCCTGATGAATGAGATTGAAATTGATATTCCAAGACCTCAGCCTGTAAAAAAACAAATGCCAAAACCCATGAAAACTCAGTTTACTCCACCACAAACACAAACTTTCCAGGAAGATATAGATTCTTTTGCGAATCCTAATAAACAAAATCATCCTACGGCTCCTCCAGCAGAAGAACCCGTGGATTATGGAGAATACGAAGACGACGACCCCGGGTACGATTACGGTGGCGGTGGCGGTGGCGGTGGCGGTGGTATGAGCGGTGTTCCATATATGGAAGAAGAACAACCATCACCTGGGTATAAAACAATAGACGAAGAAAAGGCGGATCTTGTAAACAAAATTGGTCGATTAGAAAAGAAAGGGTTTACGGTAAACAAACGTTTAAACGCGTATTCACCTATAGATGAACTCAGAACAGAGGTTAAACGAATTACGTATAGCATAGACGTCGATAAATCCATTAAATTTTCCAGACGAATGCTTATCGCATGTACGACCGGTTTAGAGTTTATGAATAAAAAGTATAACCCGTTCGAGATTCAACTCGACGGTTGGTCGGAAAACGTCATGGAAAACGTGGAAGATTACGATGAAGTATTCGAGGAATTATACGTTAAGTATAGGTCTAAAATGCACGTCGCACCTGAAGTTAAACTTATAATGATGCTTGGAGGATCAGCAATGATGTTTCACTTAACGAATAGCATGTTTAAATCGGTCATGCCAAACATGAACGACGTGATCAAACAGAACCCAGAACTCGTACAGAACATGATGTCTGCGGTTCAGAATACGGTTCCAAAATCGCAACAACAATCAGGTGAAACTACGGATGCGAATGGGAGACGCGAAATGCAAGGTCCGGGTTTAGACATTTCGAGTCTCATGGGTAATATCATGATGCCACCAACACCACCAATGAGTACTACGAGTATACCACCAAATATTAATGCACCAGGTGACGATGACGTAGACGACGATATTTCGGATATTGCCGAGGGCGATGTTGCGAATACGAAGGACGAAAAAGAGGACGGTGATAATGAAGTGCGCGAAGTTAAAGTTACCCAGACCAAGTCAAAACGAGGCGGTGGGAAAAAGAAAAAGTCGGTCGAAATTAATTTATAAACGATAGTATAAATGATAGGGTATTGTCCTTTAGACGAAGATCCTATTGAAAGACCCCAACGTCAGGAGGTGGTCGCCAAACCCCAAGTGGTGAAACGTAAAAAACGTAACATTTTGGGTGAAGACGATACCGAATGTAATTACGTTGTCATGTTCTTTATAGCGGGTGTTATAGCACTCGCGATCATGGACTCACTTCCAGGTAAAAAGTGAAGTAAACCATCTACCATCCTGCGTTTTCCAGCATGGTAAATGTGATTTTGTTTTTTTTTTAAATTATTATGCGTTTTCCAAAGCCGTTACGCGCGCTAATAGATTAGCGACTTGTGTTTCTAAGGTTGAAACCTTTGTTTTTAACGACGCGTTATCGGTTTCGAGTGTTGTTATTTTAGTGTTAAGTTCTTGCGTTGATTTTATGAGTATAGGTACAATTTCCTGTTTAATGCGATACGTGTTATTGTCTCCGTCATTCCTGACGAGTTCTGGAA